TTTAGCCTAAATTAAGGAACATTCTATGAGTGTTTTAGTTAGGGTGTCAAATGGTTAAACGTGTAATTGTCACTCCAGACAAGCATTTTCCGTACGCTGATAAAAAGGCGATAAAGTGCTTAATCAAGTCTATAGAGATTATTAAGCCTGATGTATATGTTGACTTAGGCGATATAGGAGAGTGGGAGAGTGTGGCTCATTGGCAATGGAAGAAGAAGAAAAGACCTCCTTTGGAGCATCAACTTCCTTCTATTGATAAGGAAATCGAAGTCGTCAACAAGTGTGTTGATGAAATAGACGAGGCTCTTGATAAGGTTAATTGTACCGAGAAGTACATTACCGAAGGAAACCACGATGACTGGATGAATAGGTTTGCCGAAGAGAATGAACATGAGATTTTTGATAGGTATAGGTTTAAGAACGCTTTAAGGTTGGATGAACGTGGTTATGAGTTCTACCCCATAGGGGATTACTTGAAACTCGGTCATTTATATCTCTATCATGGTCATCACTATGGTGGAATATTCCATTCGAGGAATCATCTTCTTAAACTTGGTGTCAGTACAATGTATGGACATTGGCATGACTTACAGCAACATGCGGTGACTCACATGGATGGAGCTAAGAGTGCTTGGAGTATAGGATGTTTGAAAGACATGACTTCAGGTGCAAATGCTTGGCTTGGGGGTAGAAAGATCAACTGGTCACATGCTTTTGCGGTAGTGGACTTCTTCGATAGTGGAATGTTCACAGTACACATACAACAGATAATTGATGGAAAAACTTCCCTTAATGGAAAACTTTTGAAAGGATAGAGTATGGAATGGATTTTAGCAAAATTAGGTATTGAGGCAGTGCAGTATGCCATGTTTGGTGTCGGTGGTGTCGTTATAGCCTGGCTTTTAAAGAAGATTCCTAACAATGTATTTAAGGCGAAGCTTGGTGCATTTATGTATGGTGCAGGAGTAGCTTGTACGCTTGGTTTAACTAAGTTGAAATGGACAAAGAAGTTCTGGAATAAACTTATAGAACCTTGGGTGATAGATGTTATTGATAATGTTATTGTAACTTCTGTTTCAAGGTTTGTAGAAGGGTTAAGATCGGATAATGATTGATGGCTTTCGTGAAAAAGCCAGTTACTCTTGTGGGACCTGTAGAGATTATAAGGTCAATGCGAGAGCTTTTGCGTTCAAGCTTATTATCACGAAGAAGACGCTGGAAGTATGTCAAAAGTGTGCCGAAAGAGAAAGCGGAAAGAAACATATTAAGAGGTTAATAGATGGAAGATAACGGTAATCATTTTCTTATAGGTGGACAGTTTGTTCTAAACTACTGTTATTGTTGTGGAAAGCTAAACATCCCTCCATATAACTATCATGGCTATTGTTGCCATTGTAGTTGGGACTTTTATAATGAGTTAGCTTATGCCTAAGAATATCCACAAAGTTGACCGCTTTGACGGTGGTATGAACAATAACTTTGACAAAAAGGATATTGGTCAAAACGAAGCAGAGCTGTATGTCGATTTAGACGTTAGTAAGGTCGGTAAAATTCGGGTAATAGGTAACTTGAAAGCTTCGGCTACAGGTTATGTGGCAGAAACCGATATTGGTACTATGGTTGCTGGTTATGGGTTCTTTTCTTATTCACACGATTATGATATGTTGAGTTCTGCTGATACGTTCAAGACTCCTGCTGAGGTTCCTACTGATTATGTTGTTGTACAAGATGATGCGAAGGTTAAGATTTACGACATTACTAATAGTGTTTGGCATGCCTCTGCTTTTACTTTTGGTTCTACAGCCTCACCAAAGCCCGTTTACACAGTCGTAGATGGGGTTTTAAGGACATCTGATGGTAACTTCGGCACTAACAACCAAAACAAGTGGTTCGGGCGTATAAAGCGTACACACTTTAGCGGTAATGCTTCTGCAATAAGTAACTTTAATGGATGGTATTCAAATAATACTGATTTGGTTGCACCAACAAGAGGCTTATATGGCGATGGTATAGGTGATACCGCAAGTTCAGGTGGTGGGTCTACAACTGTTTTAGTAAACTCAAAGATTAACACTGCTTTAAATGGCGAACTTGATGATGGTGTTTATATAGCACATGCTACATTTGGGTTTTTACAAGCTGGAACTATAAGAAGCCAATCTGGAACGGATCAAATAACTACAGCAACAATGACAGGCACTTGGTCAGCTGGAGCACCTAATCAAATTATATACGACCTCCACCCTCCTGTTGGGAGTGGATTTAATTTAAGTGTTAAAAGCGATAACTCTCTTACTGGTAGTATTGAAGCGGGTGATTATGAGTTTGCGTCTTCATTCCTTTATGATAATATACAGGAATCGAAGTTATATAATATGACAGGCGAACTCACAGTTACAGCCGGAGAGGGTTTGACTTCAAAAGTATTAGCTACCTACCCATACGATGAGAGAATAACAGGGGGTAGGATATATATAAGAGAAGCGAATACAGACAATCCTTGGTTATTGTTTTTAGATGTCAATATGAAGAGTGGGGCAAGATCATCTTTAACTGCCGATTATAGTGCGTGGAGTGAGAGTGTTGATGGTACTGCTCCTGCTGGTGAAGCCCCAAGAAGTTCTTATCCGTTTGCTAATGCTTCTTCATTAAAACTCAACACTGACACCTACGATACCTTGAACGGCTTTAGCCCTGAAGAGGTAAGTATTGATATTAGTGGAGTTGGCAAGGGTTATAAGACTGCCGTGATTACTGATAGGAAGGCGTATATTGGTAATGTGCGAAGAGTTGATGAAGATGGTGAGGTCTTAGTCGAGAGAGATAGGATGTATAAGTCTTTGCCAAATAAATTCGATACCTTCTTATTGACTGATTTTGTCGATGTGAATATTAACGATGGTGAGTCTATTGTTAAATTAGAAGAATATGCTGATAGAATTTTACAGTTAAAACAAAAGAATGTTTATTTGATTAACATTCAACAATCTTTCGAGATATTAGAAGACACTTTCAAGTTTACGGGTATAAAACACCCATTCCAATCAACAAAGACACGTCATGGGATAGCTTGGATTTCGGCAAATGGTGTCTACCTTTATACTGGTAAGGATGTAATTAATTTAATAGAGAAAAAAATAGATGATGGAACAGATTCTTACAAATGGGGTGCGTTTTTTGACGAAGATACTTCTTTTATTGGCTATCACCCCAAGCATGATATATTAGTAATAGGAAAAAATAACCTCACAGGGGGAAGTTTATGCCTATTTGACTTTAATACAGGTTCTTGGGTGTATGGGAATGGTGTTTATTCAAGGAAACACTCTAACTTTGTTAATGGTCAGAACAATGAATTAATGGTTGCCAACTTGAGTTCGAGTGCTACGGTATCTTTTAACAAGTGGACTGATTCACCGAGTTCTGTTACGGCTTCTTATAAGTCAAGGGAGGAAGACTTTGGTGCTCCTGGTATAAGGAAGAAGGTTTACAAAACTTATGTTTCGTATATAGGTGGAACGAATCAGAGTGCTTCTGTTTATTATGGTGTAGATGGTTCTTCTCCTACTACTTGGTTGGGTGATTTAGATGATACTACTGGAAGTAGGGTTATAGCAGAGTTAAGTCCTACAAGTGCGATTAATGATATATATAGTATTCAACTGGCTCTTTCGGGTACAGTTGCTTCTACTTTTGAGATTAATGATTATTCAATAGTTTACCGAGGAAAACAGGTTAAATGAACCGTTTAGACAGTGCATTAAAGGCTCCCAAGGCGTTAATAACAAGAGGTTATCCTACTCCAAGAGAAGGTGCAGAGAATGACGAGAGAGTTTCTATAGTATCCGGTGGTGTTTACTGGTTTAAGAAGATTAACGGTAGTTGGATGGGCATGAAATTAAAGACTATAACAGATTTAAAGAATGAAGAAGCTACTTTAACTGTAGATGTTGACCGAAAAGTTGAAACAGTTGGGTCTTTTACAGGTAGTGACAAGATTTTAACAAAGATTAATGGAATAAATTACCACATAGAGTTGGATAAGGTTTAGGGGGAACGATGGCAAATGCTGATTTAAGCGGATTGAGGTTTCAAAGAAAAATCTCAGACGATGAGCGAGAGTTGAGGAAGAGGCAGGAACGTGAGGAACGTAGAGCAGGCAGGGGTGGTTTTTTTAAGAATATAGTTAATCTTGCTGCTTTATTCAGTCCGTTGAGTCCGTTGGCAACTATGGCACTGTCTCAAGGTGCTAAGTCACTTGCTCCAAAGGCAAAACAGGTTAGCGGTAAAGGGTTGACTTTCCTATCAGATACACGGGAAGACTTAAACACTCAGATTAAGCAATCAAATAGTCAGGCTTTTCAAACTGATTTATTGAGTTCTATACTTACTCCGATATTAGGTGGTCAGGCTAAGGGTGACTTTACTCTGCAAGAGCTTTTTAAAGACCCAAAGATACTGACAGAGGGTAAGGGGTTGTTTGAGTTACTTGGGTTGTTAGGTGGTCCGAAGAACACATTTGGCGGTCAAAGCACAGTAGGACCGAAATAGGAGAATATATGACACATATACCAGGACATAATGGAACAAATAACCCTATATCTGGAGGGACACAGTTTGGTGGGTTCTCACAAGAGTTTATAGATAATTTAATGGAACAATTTGCTCAGAGTGGAGGGATTGGTGAACAACCTGGACAAATAAATCCTGATTTTTCTGGAGGTCAAAACATTCAATCTATATTTAACCCACAACCAGACACCCCGTTTAATTTTGATAATCTATTATCTATATTACAGGGTGGGGACATATCAAGTTTCTTGACAAGTGAATTTGGTTTCGCAAAACCCGATGAACTCACTGGTTTCCTTCCTTCAGCAGATCCTACCTTAGAGAAGATAGGTCAGGCAAGAGAAGGTTTACAATCAGGACAACAGAATTTAACAAACCAGTTTACCCAAGCTTTCGGTCAAGCATCCTCTCAACAAGGGCAGAGGAATCTTGCGGGTGCGGGTAGAAGTTTTACAGACCCTTTAACTGAGCAGTTCAATACGACATCTGGCAACTTAAATAGAGGTTTTGATAGGGAGAAGACTAATCTCCAGGAGGATTTTCTGAATAAGTTTTTAGATAGGATAGCGGATTTCTATAAATTTGAGGCAGCGAATGGCTAATTTCAACCCACAGCGAAATATAGGTGCGGATTTTGTTAATCAGATATTTGGGACTGTTATAAATAGTTTTGAACAGGCAAAAGAGGCGAAGTCTCGCAGATCACAGGATACTTTTAAGCTATTCTTTGATACCTTTGCGGCAGATCCTACGAATCCTGCTACTTTAAATTTAGTAAGCAGGGGATTGGATGGTATGGAGAGGACTCCTGAGAACTCTTTACATGTTGACATTCTTGAAACTTCGGTAGATGCTGAGATAGATAAGAACGCCAAATTTAAGCAGGCTATGGTTGGTTTGGATCCTAATTTTGTCAGGACTGCCGAGAAGATGATAGCAAGTGGTGACTTAAAAGGGGCTGTGGACCTTGCTAATAAACAGGGTAACACTTTAGTTGAGTTAAATGAGATATATCCTAAAAGGTTTTCAGATACAAAGTCTTTGCAGAAGAGCCTTAACTCTGTGCAGAATTTTCTCGGTAATTTTGAAGACTTCTCTATATCTGATGGAGAGGTTAGCGAACTTGAATGGCAACACATGTTTACTGAGAATCCTCAAGCTGTAAATAGAGAGACTAAGAATGTAGTAGCTAAAGAAAAAGCTGAAACAGATGAACAAGAAAAGTTCAAGAAAAATAAAAGAAACCGTATAGATGAAATAATGGAAGGGATAAATTCAAGGTTTGAAAATCGTGGCAATCCAAATGAAGGAGAGTCTAAATCATTGCTTACTTTAGCTAAAGATTATCTTGTCTTTGGTGGGAGTGTAGAAGAAATAGGTAATGTTCCAGAAGATATTTTAACTGAAGCTACTGCCCAAGCACAAGCAGAGCTTAATCCTCCAAAGATTGAAGCAACTGTTGGAGCTGACCCAACTAAGACTCCTGATGAAATAGCGGATAGTATTTTAGATTTCTTAAATAAACAAAAAACACAGCCTGCGGATACAACTAATGTCAATAAATGAACGAGAGTTTATAAAATTAGCCCTTAAAGAGGGGTTGACTGAAGAGTTTATAACAGATAGGTTGCAAAGAGAGCGTAATAAGTTTGTTCCTACTGATGCTCTGATAAAAGGTGATACTTTATCCTTAAAGATACCAGAGTCTCAATCTGTAACGGTTGATGCCCTTCCGGTTGTTGAAGACCTTACCCCTGAGCTATCGAATGACTTTAAATTCTTTAGTGGGTTAAGTTCAATCCATCCTTCTTCTTCTGAGAAAAAAGAAAAGATAGCTGCGGATGTTATATCAGGCTTAAAGGATTTTGAACGTACTACCGAGAATATTGCCTTGGTCTTCCCCGCAATAGAAGCTATTACTGAAGTTACAACAGCAACCCTTGCTTCTGGATTGGCTGGTATAGCAGGTCTTGCCAATTTACATAGTGTGGAGACTATATTTGATCCGATAAGGAAACTTCAAGAGTCCCAAGCTTTAATGACCGAAATTCAAAAACTACTTACATTTGAAGCCCCTTCCGAGAGAGGGAAGGAACTTTCCGAGGCAGCACAGTTCCCCTTTGAGAAACTTAATGAATTTGGTGCTAAAGGTGGGGAGATTATAATTGATGAACTTACAGATACAGCTTTAGATGCTTATAAGGAAGTTCTTGCAACCGCTTTTGAAACTGCGGTAGTTGGTTCTCCATTCTTAATATCTGCTCTTGGAAAGGTAAAACCAAAGGTAACTCCTGAGCCACTTAAAGTCAATGTTAAAGACTTTCCTAAGCCTGAGAGAACACCTAAGAAGGTAGTTACCTTAAAACCTAAGAAAGTTAAGATAACAAAAGATTTAAAGGTCAAGCCTAAATCAAGACAGAAGCCAGTAATTGTACCTGAGCAGGGTAAAATCGGTAATGCTGGATTTGAAACAGTTAAGAAAGAACAGGTTGGAAGGCTTAAAGAATTAAAGAGACAAGACGAGATTCTTTTAAAGACTCAAAAAGAGCTGAAAGAGAAGCGAAAAACGGCTATGAAGTTTAAGGATGAGGCTAAAGCCAAAGAGATTACAAAGGATTTAGCAGACATAGCGAAGAACCGCAAGCAAATAGCGACAGATATTGCCAAAACAAAGAGAGTTTCTACCAAGCAGAAGATAGAAGTTAAACCTGAACCAAAAAAGGAAGTTAAAGTTGACCGAAAATTAGAGGAAGCAAAAAGGAAAGAGAAGGCAAAAGTTGAAAAAGATGCTCGTAGGAAACACAATAAGGCTGTTACAAGTGTTGAGAAGCAATTTGACAAACCTTTCTCAGATATGGATTTTTCAGAGCTTGATAATATTGATACAAAACAGTCTCGGCAGGTAGATAACAGTAAAGTTACGGTTGCGAGGTTGCATGAGATAGCCAAAGAAGCAGGTATCAAGGGTCAGAGTAAGATGAAAAAGCAACAGCTTATTGATTCTATTGTAGAAGAGAGCAAGAAACCTGAAGCTATAGACAGTCCGGTGGAGAATAACGTCCAATTAACCTCAAAGGAACCTCCTAAGAATGTGCATGAATTTGACACTCCTACCCCTAAGAATAAAATTGCTGCTGAAGTTGAGAAGATGTTTGATGAGGCAGACTTGGCAAAGAAGGAATCAAAGAAGCCCACATTTGAGGGTACAAAGAGGTTCTTTTCTCGCACTATTACCGATGTTAGTGGTAATTTAAAACGAAGGTTATTAAAAGAGTTTGGTGTCGAGGGTAAGTGGGCACAAATAAAACATGACCAGATTTTAGGTTCTTCTGCAAGGTCTAAGCATATATCAGAGATGCTTGAGAAGGATGTTTATGGTGGATTAAACGGTAATACGCATAAAACTCTTGACAGATATTTGGTTGCTACAAGAATAATTGATATAGATAAGAAATCTGCATGGGTTGTTAAAAAAATAACTAAAAACCAAGAGAAAATAGTTGCAAGGTTTCCCGACAAACAAAGTGCTGTTGATTTTGCCAATGGAAAAGAAAGGCATGTAATAGAAAGGCACAAACATCCTAAAGGGATTCCTGGAACAGACCATCAAATATGGATAGATCAGTTAAATCCAGAATTAAGAGTGTTGTTAGAGGAAAGAGCGAAGATATACCATAAGGCTATGTTGGACAACCTTAAAGAGATGCACAAGGAAGGGCTTATAGGCGACCAGACCTTTGATGTTCTGAAACATGACAATTATACAAAAAGGTCTTACTTAGAGAAGTTAGATCCTGAAGATGCCACTGGTTTCAGCAGTTTAAGGGGTAAGAAGATAACTGTAACCCAAAGCGGTATAGAATCATTAAAGAGTGGTAGTGAAGGGTTCTTAGAATCTAATACAAAATTATTAGCTGACCAAGTTATAGCTACGAGCCAAGCAAGGATAGCCAAGAACCAAGCAAACAAAGCTATGCTTAAATTGTCGGAGGTTTATCCTGATAATGGTATAGTGAAAGAATTTAAGGGTGGTAAGGTTCCTAACGGTTGGACCAAGATTGACGTATTTGAAAAGGGTCGTCAGAGGGCTATGATTATGCCTGACGAGTTTGCAAGACAATGGGTTACGAGTGATCCTATATTAAACAATCAAGTGAGTAATTGGATAAGTTGGATGTCTGGAGCTAAAGTGTTAAGGGCTGGTGCTACCCAATTTAATCCTGCTTTTGCCTTTACTAATTTTCCAAGAGATGCAGGACATATATATTTAACCACTAATGAGTATTCTTCTTTTATTCCAAAAGCGGCAGCACAGTTCACGAAGGACGCTCTATCTGTAACGAAGGACGCATGGCGTAAGACTGGTCAAAGGAATGATTTCATCATGGAGGGTGGTGGAATGGATTTTTTGTCTCAACAAGGAGAGTTCAAAGGGAAGTTTGAAAAAATAGGTAAATATCTTTCTCACTTTGGTGAATTTTCAGAGATGACTTCAAGATTAGCATTAAGGAAAAGGGCTATAAAAAACCTAACGGCAGAGGCTATCAAGCGTGGTGAGAAACCAAATATGAAAGCCATCCAAGTTGAGGCAACCAACATAGCAAGAAACTATTTAGATTTTAATAAAGGTGGTCAGGTTGTAAAAGCTATAGATAGTGCTTTTCCTTATTTTAACGCTGGGACTCAGGCAACGAGAGGTATTGTTAGGGCAGCAAGGGATACCCCTGTAAAGTTTACATGGAAGGTTGCTAATATAGGGGCATTATCAACAGGACTTTATTTTGCTAATAAGTTTTTAAATACTGAAGCTTATGATGCTATACCAGAAAGAGATAAAATGAATAATTGGATTATAACTACTCCTTTAAGTTGGGTTGATGGTCAAGGGAATAGAAGATACAGATATATAAAGATTGCTAAAGACCAAGGACAAAGAGGATTTGCCACTTTCTTTGAAGCGTTAATGAAGCGAAGTTTTGAAGGTGAGTTCCCTACAGACATGGTAATGGAAAGTTTCAAAGACCTTGTATCTATTATGCCGTTGGATAACCTCCCACCAAATATTTCTGCATATTTCGGATATATGAACAATAGAGATTTCTGGAGGAATGAAGATATATGGAAAGGGGCAGAGGTTGAAGATCCAACAAAAGAGTGGACACCTAATACTCATCCATTTTTCTTTAAGTCTGGTCAATTACTTGGGATGTCTCCGGCAAGATTAGAGGCAGCTATGGGAGCTATGTTCACAAGTAACAACCCTTATGCTTCTATGGTTGGTATGGGATTTACCGAGTTATTTGGCGATCTACCAATAGAAAGAAGAGAGAAGGTTCTTAACGAACATTTAGACCGAATACCTGGCATGAGTAGAATTTTCACATCCACATATCCAAGGAATACAAGAGATGATGAGATAGAAGAGGCTACCAGAAAGGAAGCAGGGGTCAGGTTAGACCATAATAGAAGCCTTAACAGCAAGATGAACGAATTGTTTAATGATAAAATTTCAGAGAAGCAATTAATCTCATGGATTGACTCTCATAAATCTGGCAAGGAAATTGAAAGACTACATAGAAGGTATCAAGAGTTGAAAATCATGGAGGACATCCCTAATAGGGGATTTTGGAATGATTT